GTTGTCACCATTTTTACCCAACTCTTAGATAAAGGATAAACAATGAATATAATGAAATTGTTACACGAAGATCAAAATATTGCTTTTGCTATTGCAACTTTACTTGGAACAAAAGATTATCCAGATACAAAAACATTAATGGCAGTTCATAATTTAACTAAACACCAAAGCAATACAGCTATTACACTTGCTAAAGAATATAATAATAAAAATAAGTAAGTGAGGGGGAATAATCCCCCTCCTTTATTTCTATTCCTTAGTTACCTAAGCAACAGTTAAATCAAATACACCACCACTAGCTTTTTCATTTTCACTAATAAGTGTGTACTCAACAATTAGTTGAGATTTTTCACTGTCACCAGTTACACTTAATGGTTGTGTAGTAAATGGACGCAAGTACCCAATTGACCATTTGTCAGAGTCTAAGATTAAACAATCTCTTGATCTAACTAATCTATTAGGAACGATTTTTAGCGTGCCGTAGTCACCACGGTAAACATCAAAATAATCATTGATAGTACCGTTGTTATCGACAACACTTCTAGTAGCGTCTGCTCTACCAGTAAAAGCGTTCATTTTTCTTTTGTTGAAACTTCCAACATGAACAACATCTGGATTTCCACCAGACTCAAAAATTAAATCTAAAGCACTTGTAAACATTGCTTCAGTAAATACTACTGCTGTTCCAGAATCAGTTCTTGTATTAGAACCTGTTCCATTTCCCGATGCACCATTCGGTGAACCAGATGAATTAAAAACATCATTAGTAGCTATCCATGATTGAACAGAAGATAGTTCTCTAGCTGTTGTTGCATTACCAGCAACTCTAGCATTTGAAACGCCTATCATTGCATGTTCCATATCTTTTTTTAGCTCGGTGCTTTTATGTAACATTTGAAAGGCTTTTTCCTTTTTTCTGCCTGCTCTATTAACCGCATCTAAAGTGTTTGATACTACAACAGTTTTATCACTGATCTGAGTATAGTTGCCTACACGACTAGTTTGAAGGGAAGCGTCTAACGATGCCTCATCTCCTTCGATAACTTTGTTGTCTGCTACTGCACTTAATGCCAAAGTTTGCCATTCATGGTAAGTAGAGGAAATTTTCGTTGTTTTTAAACCCGATAAAAAAGGGGTTTCTGACACCGCTACTAAAGATATTAAATCCGCAAGACTCTCACGGTTTCCAACACTATCGTAACTGTCAAAAGTATTTGTAGGCTGTGCCATACATTATCTCCTATAGTTAGTTGATTACATTCATAAACGCATCTAACATGTCACCCGACTTGCCAGATTTTGCACGCTTAAAACTTGAGGCTTTCTGCTCTGCACTAACATCTTGTTTTGAAGTTGGAACGCCACCTCTAGTAACTTTAGGAATTTTATTTACTTTTTTTCCATCTAATTTAGCTTTCTTTAATTGATTATATTTCATACCTTCTATCGCTACCATTACAGTTCGATGGTCAGTTAGCATACTCAATTCTTGGTCACTAAATCCAATACTATTTAAGTAATTCTTAACACCAGATTTTAACTTATCACCTTTTACGGGGTCTGCATATTCTGGTACTTTTTCCTCCAACATTGAAGATTGAGAAGTAACATACTGTTTGTATTTTTCTTCTGTTTCCGCTTGTTGTTTAGTTTCTATTGATTTAAGTTCTGTTTCTGCTTGTTGTCGAATTTCTTTTTTTCTATCCGACTCAGCTTTCATCCGAACATATTCAATGGGGTCCTCATTATAGGCTTTATCCCAATCAATATTTTCTTCTTTATCTTGCTTCAAAAAAGATTGTATTTGCGTTGCATACTTATCTCTTTCTTCTTTGACCGCTTGCATTTCAGTTTGCGTTTTAGTGCGTTCAGCTTCTAAACCTCTGCGTTCATCTGCTAACTGATTTGTTTTAGCCGAGTAATCTTTTTGTCTACTATATCCATTTTTAAGTTCGTTAAGGTTAACTTTTTCTTCTTGTCCATTTATCTTAATAGAATAAAGTTCCTCACTAGCTTCTGCTGGGGAGTTGTCGTCAATTTCCTCTAGTTCCAAATCCTGTGGAGTTGGTTCATCGGATGGTGCGTCTGGTTGTGCTTTTGCGTCCTGTTCACCTTCTGATGTTGGTAATTCGTTCTCTGCGGTTATTAAGTTCTCGAATTGACCTATTAAACTTTCTGTAACCTTCGGGTCCACCGTAGGTTGATCTTCTGTCGTAACCGCAGGTTCCATTGCTGGATTATCTGCCATGTTTTATTCCTTTTTTAGGATTGTACTCGTTTCCATTATTGAATTTATACGAGTTTGTACGGAGTCAAGCATCTTTACCATCATGTAAATTTTTTCTCTTGCTTCCGTATCACGAAGTGGAGTAGCTAAAAGTTCATTAACTAATTCCAATCGTAATTCTTTAAATGATTCTTGATATATTGGGTTATCTATGATTGCCTTAGCATCATTAGACCTTTTTATTTCTTCCTCTGGTAACATTATCTGCCACCTGTAAAGCCACTAAGAGTTTCACTATATCTACCTGCGGTTACTTTATTGGTTTTTGTACTACCATCCTTTAATGTATATGAATTGGTTCCTATTGTTTTATTTTTAACAGAATTAACTACATTTTCTCTTAATGCTTCTTTGTAATTATTTTCATTTCTAGTTCCATCATTATTAGTTAGGTTGCTTCCTGCAACATCTCCCATATTAGGTCTTGTTTGTTGGTAATATTTTCCACTTGTTCTATCAACAGGTTGGAAACTTAAAGTCCCATCTGATTTAATAATAGGAATTCTATCATTTTCATTATCTCGTCTGTAAATCATTTGGTTAACAGCTTTATCTAAATTCTTTTTATACAATTGAGGATTAATATTAAATGTTGGATTACCATCTTTATCTTTACTTTGAAGAAAACCTCTTTTTGTTAATTCTTCAATCATGAAATCTCTACGCATTTTACTTTGTTTACCAGAAAGAAGTGCCATTAAAGGTGAAGTCACCATAGGTTTCTTAACTGTAACTAAATCTCCTTTACTTGGTAAAAATCCAAGTTTACTATTTCCTATATAACCATCTTTTAAATAATTAATTAAAGACTCATCATCTAAATTTTTCATAGCATCTATACCAAAATAATCTCTTTTATTTTCTTCTTCCATTCTTTTTTCATAATCACTATCTTCTTGTTTGTTGGAACACATTGGATGATTAAGATTTGCTGGATTAGAACAAAATATCCCCATATCAAAATCACCTTCTGGTGTATCTGGTTCTGGTACTGTTGGGTCTTTATCCCAAACATAAGGAGTAGGTTTAGGTAAATCCATAGGAACAGCACCTAATGGTGTTCCTCCTCCGCCTGCAATTGTATTAAATAAAGATGATTGTTGAAAAGGTGTAAACTCTACCATTATAAGGTTCCCATCTGTGCTTTTCTATTCATTTTTTCTCTCTCAAATTGAAGTTCAGCTATCATTTCTTCTTTTTTTAATGCTAGTTCAGCTTCTTGTGATTGTCTTTTTAATTGTAACTCAGCTTCCAATTTTTCTTTTTTAAATTGTAATTCAGCCATGTTCTTTTGTTTGTCTGCTTCTATTTGTTGTTGTGTAGCTACAAGCAACGGATTTTCTTGCATTGGGTCTTTAGGTTGTTCTGGTTTCACCGTTTCGGGATTTGTAAAAAATTCCTGCGGGGATTTAAACCCAGCATTATGAACCATTCTCTCTAGCGTATTGTAGATGTTTTGTTCATTTGCTAATTTACTTCCAGACATCATAATTTTTTCTTGTATGCCTAATATTTGACCTAATACTTGAAGCCGTTGCTCATGGCTTCCTGTTCCTAACCCCACATTTATTGATAAATTAAATTTATTTTTCCATTCTCTTGGGTCTATAGGTACATATTCATTTCTAATTTTTATTACTCTTTTATGGTCTTGGTATTGTGTTGTTAATTTTAACAAACAATTCATTAAATCTTTCATACCTGTTTCTGCAAAAATACGAGCAATCGTTTCTATTCTTTGGCCAGCAGATTGCATGGCTTCTCGAACTCCTGTAGCGGTGGTATGTGACTTCTGAATTACATTGGGGTCTAAACCCTGTTGCATTTTGCTAATGCCAGTTCTTGTTTCTTTTATCTGGTCCATTTTTGCCATCATGGCCAAACCTTCTTGCATAAAGTTTTGTGCTTGCATTGGAACTACAGCATTAGGTGTTTTTACTCGTACAATATTTCCTGCTCTACTAGATAAAAGATCATCAAGGTTAACTTGATTTTCTACTGCTAGGACCCTAGAATTATTCATAAGGAAAGCATTATCAAGACACTGTCTGAGAAGCACCGTATTTATTGCTTGAATATCCATAACAAGGTCTGCAACACTCATTCCAAATAATCGGTGCGGATTAATAATCGGTGTAATTGTAGAAAAAGGAATATAACTTATTTCTTCTACATCTAAAATTTCATTACCATCACCAACACAAACAACTTTTAATAATTCTGCAACACCATCATTATCTACATCAGAACGAATATAACATTCTTGAACAAGAACCTCACGCATAGATGGGTCTGCATTTTCTTTTAATCCACTATCATCAAAAATATTGCGACTTAAATCTTCTTCATTATATCTTGTTGTTCCATAAGAAGGTAAATCTTCAATTTTTTTTCTATCGTACCCTTCAGCAATTAAATCAGAAATTGTTTTTTTTACTCTATGTGCTACAAAAGGTGCGTCTTGAATTGTTTTTGCTCTTTTACTTAAAAGCATTTCTTCTGGAGGAATATTCTCTATACAAATTTTTCCCGAAGATGCTTTTCTTTTTACATCAACATTAAATGTACTTTCAGCATCGGGCATTTCGCCTTGTTCTGTTTGTACCATTGTTTCACTAACTTCTTCTTCTACTTTCAATACTTCTACATCATCATCGACTAATAATGCTTGATATTCTATCTCTGTGAGGCCTTTATAAGATTCTTTGGTAAATTCATCCTCGTATTTATAATAGTGCTTAATAAAGCCGTTTTTTTGAATTAAAGCATCTTTGAACCAAGTGTAGAATATTCTCCATCCGTCATTATCTTTAAATATTATATGGTTTATATATTCTGTTGCTTGTTTAGATGCTTTTTCATCTTCTTCACCTACAGGTTCGAATTTAACAATATCGTCCCCTGCTGTGAAAATTCTTAAAAGGCTAGGAAGGACTGACTCGACTGCTTCCAAGACATCGCTTGAAATGACTTGGCTTCGTCCCTCGACTTCGTTGCCCATTTTTTCTGAATTGTAATAATCTAAGGCTAGGCTTCGTTCTTTAACTAATTTTCCATTCTGATAACCCAAAGCATCACTGGTTTCGCTAGTGATTGTTGCCTTTAGTTCTTGTTCTTTTTTTTTGTTTAATTTCATTTGATTATATTTTATTATAGTGTAACACCGTTATATGACTAAAT